TTATTCAAGAACATTTTTCATATGTTCTTCGTATTTTTTCATTCTATCTTCTTCGATTTTTTTACTTATATGAGAGTATACATCTGATGTAATGCTTATACTTCCATGACCAAGCCTTTCTTGAATGTATTTCATATCTGCTCCGGCTTCCATTTGTAAAACAGCATGAGTATGTCTTGTTGAATGAATTGGCAAAGAGGGGAGATTAGCTTTTCTCAGTATTCTCGCAAAAGCATTTGCTAAAGTTGATTTAGGCATATAATCCCCATCATTTCTACACAACACTAAATTTAAATCGTGTTTATAATTATCGGTTAAGCTTAATTTGTTATGATTTTGAAACTTTTTATGAAAGTGTAGATCATTAGCAAGTCCTTGACTAATTGTGATAATTCGATTTGAGCGATATGTTTTTACATCTCCGAACATTTTATCTGGGTTACTGAACGCTTCTTTAAAATCGAGTGATTTATTTATATCTATGGTGCGCTCTTTAAGGTTTATATCGGACCATTGTAAAGCTCCGGCTTCTCCTTTTCGCATTCCGGTTTCAATAAGGACCTTGAAAAATATCCAATAAATATAATCATCCTTATATGCTTCTTTTAGAAAATTCGACAGGTCTTCAGAGTCTATAAATTTAATCTCACGTGGTTTTTCTTCACCTTTTATAGTAACTCCAACGCATGGGTTTTTCTCGACTTTTTGAAGTATGATTGCTTTCTCATATGCGTTGTACATAGTCCCATGGATAATTTCTACTGTTCTTTTGCTATAACTTAAGGAATGGAGGTTATTAATAAATTTTTGATACATCATCGGCTTAACATCTTTTAAAAGAATGTTCTTAAAGTAGGGGATGATATGATTTTTAACATTTCTCTCATGTAATTCATAAGTGTTTTTACGAACAGAACCTTTTTTATATTCGATTAGCCATTCATTTAAATAGGTTTTTAGAGGAATGTCCGTTTGTTCGTATCCTTCCCTTATCAATCTCTCCATTTCTTCTGCAGCTAACTTTGCCTCAGGTTTACTTGTAAATCCTTTTTTTGATTTTTCTTTTGTTTTTCGAGTAATGGGATCTTGATAGTAAATTCTGTATTCCCAGAAGTCCTTTTTAGATCCTTTCTTCTTATATTTATGAAAAGTCGCCATTTTTAATCTTTCCTTTCGTTTAATTTAAGAGCACAAAAAAGTTTCATCACCTCCTTATAGGAATATACGTTCTGTTTTAGAGTTAAAAAAATTTAGTTAATAATTTTTGTGGAATCCCATACTTATTTAAAGCTAATTCCATAGTCAACTGACTGTTTAAATCCTTTTCTTTAAATAAAAGATTCATAGCAAATATGTTAGCTTCCATTTCAATTTTATCTGTAGAAAATAAGGTGTTTTTCTTAAGAAATGGAGTATTAGAGTCTGGGTGTAAAATAGCATGTCCAAGTTCGTGAGCACACACAAACTCTAATTTATCCTCACCTAACTTTTCGTTTAAATGAATAATTTTAAATCGATAATGTTTACTGTAATAGCCCAATGTATTACCTAGGTTTTCGTGAACAACTACGATGCCTAACGCCTCAGCTAACTTAATTGGGTTAGATGTTTTGTATCTCTTAAGTAAGGTTCTAACCTTTTTCTCTATATGCTCCATTGACCCCCGACACTTCCTAGTCTCTATATTTTTTTGGAGTGAATTTTTGTTTAGCTAATCGTTTAGCAATTCGCAAAGAATTTTCTAATGAGGAAATAAGTAACTCTCTGTCTTCTTGATCCATATCCTCAATTGATTCTCCGTTAAAATGAGCATATCCATTTTTACCTTCAAGACCATCAATCATTTTTTGTAATTCTTTTTGTATGTCTTTTTCATCTTTTTCAGTCAACTCAGGTTCAAACGATTTTTCCTTTTCTTCATCATCTAGTAGATTACTAACGTTAATATTTAACGCTTCGGCAATAGCAGTTAAAGTATCAAGGCTTGGATTGTATCTGTTTCTTTCTAAGTCAGCTAAGTATGATCTGGACATATTTGCTTTTTCTGCTAGGACAACTTGTGTCAAACCAGCTTTTTTCCTATGTATTTTAATTTTTTCCCCTATAGACATTTTAATATGTTCCTCCATTTTGTCGGTAATTCCGACTTGATATTTTTATTATAATAACAAAATGTCGGTAATACAATGCCTAAAATGACGTAAATACAAGTATTTTTAAGTATTATGTCGTGTATACCAGTGTATTTCTCTGAAATGCTTAAATATGCTCAATTTTAGTTTATTTTGAGGTTTTACTATTTGTCGTGAATACAATACAATTCAGTTATAGAAATTGAGAGCAACAACAGGAGGTGTTAAAGCATGTTAGACAAAGAAAAGCTTGGAGCTCTTATTAAAGAAAAAAGAAAGGAGAAGAAACTTACGCAGCTAAATGTTTCAGAAACAACAGGCCTATCGAGAAGTTATATTTCTGACATTGAAAAAGGAAGATATATGCCAAGTGCTGAATCTTTGTACAAAATAGCTTCTTGTATAGAAATGGATTTAAATTTACTTAGAATGACGGAAATACAAGTTGTGGAGTGATTGACTTGATCAGTGTAAACATTGATGAAAAATATGTAGAACAACAGTTTCTTCAAGAATTAAGCAAAAAGTTAAATGAGTTAGAAAATAGATGTACCTTATGGGATATGAAGGAACTTATGAAACAGACAAATATGAGTGACAACAACATCAAAGAAAAATTCTTTTATGATCCAAGATTTCCAAAGTACAAAGTCGGTGGAAAATGGTACTTCCCAGCAAGAGAAACAGAACAATTTATTTTAACTTGGATTAAAGAACAACCAACTCATTAGGCGGTGATCTAATGCACTTAGAAAAAGCAGAAATGTTTATGAGTTTAGCGGTATCAATGTACTTGAAGAACAGAATTAATGTCGCAATATGGGCTTCAAACGAAAGTGAAAAATATTTAGATAAGCATGAAAAAGGAGGACCACAAAATGAAAATCAAACCAGCTGAATGGCTAAAGCTTAATTCAGAAGAAAAGCAAAGTTTGTTGGAAGCTAAGAAAGGTGTGAAGTAATGAAAAATCCACTGGAAGAAATAACATCAATAGCGCACCTATTACCACTTCCTGTATTGAAAGATATTAATCAACGTATTGGCGATTGGTTAGCAAGTGGAGGTAAAGAAACAGATCCATACATCGAGCAACAATTAAGATTTGCAAAGCGATTTGTTAAAGGCTGAATAGCCTTTCCTTTTTAGCCAATGTGCAAAATTTGATGAACGAATCAATGAATATTTTAAGGAGGTGAAGCATATGAGCGAGCTAGAACATCCGGTAGTAACCCAAATTAATCAAACTGGATATCCAAATATGGTTGCACAACCAGAGCATGCCGGCACTGATTTTTTCAGTGATGAAATATTAGTTGGTGATTCAATTATTGAGCATAACGGAAATGTCATTCTTGAATCCAATTTAGAAGATTATCTCATTGAAGAATTAGGGTTCAAATATAAAACAGCAGAATAGGAGGTTTATAAAATGGGCTTACACGGTGAAGTCATTGTTTGGCAGATGACAGAAGAAGAGCGCTTGGCTTACATAGCAAAGCATCCTATTGTACCTACAGAGAAGCCAAGAGGTGGTCAGTTTTCAAACATTCATGAAATGAAGAGAAAAGAAGCTTCGATGAATGGATATAAAAATGGCAAGCAAGCTAATTCAAATAACAAGATTTTAGATGAACAAGATAAAGAGTTTGTCTATATCCAATATGAATCAGGGGCTAGGCTTCAAGATATTGCAGAAGGTTTAGGTGTAGAGAAACATACAATTAATAATTTTATTGCTGCAGAAAGAAAGAGAAGTTCTAAAGCATTTCCAAGAAGAACAATCAGATAAGGAGGACGTTATGAAGAAAATTGAATTTAAGGAATTAAAACTAATAGATTTCCAAGCCCACAGTGATATTTTGGTTTCCTTTGGCGAGAGAACTGATATCACTGGGGACAATGGGGAAGGTAAATCAACCATTCCTCAATCGATCACATGGTTACTTTATAACACAGATGCATTCGGAAGTAAACTAGATCCAACACCAATTACTTACGATTCAGATGAAACAAAAGTGTCTTTATTGCTTGAAGTAGATGGAAAACAAGTGCTTTTAGAAAGAGTATTAAAAAAATCTAAATCACAATGCTATGTAAACGAAGTGCCAACACCAGCAACAAAATTTAATAACTTTGTGAGTGAATTATTTGATAAGGATTTGTTCTTTTCGCTATATAATCCAAACTATTTTTTCACTATGCATTGGGAAAAGCAAAGGGCCATCTTACTGCAATATGTTTCTGCTCCACTTAAAAAAGAAGTATTAAAGCATATGCTAGACAAGCAATCAGAAGTACTAGAACCGTTATTAAAAAAGCAATCTATTGATGATATTAAGGCTGCACATTCTGATAAAAAGAAGCGTCTAGATAAACAGTATAGTGCAGCACAAAGTAAAACAAAAACACTAAAAGAGCAATTAGAATATCATGCTCCAAGTGTTCCATTAGAGTCATTGCAAGCTGAATTGAAGCCATTACTTAAGCAACGTGCGGAACTAGATGAAATCAACGATTCTGCAAGTGATGTAAACATAAGAATCAATACGCTCAATACTCAAATTCACAATCTGAATAGAGAAAGAGACAGCATGAAAAATGATTGGTCTCTGCTTAAAGAAGAAAAGATTGAGGACCATTGCCGCGTTTGTAAACAGCCTTTGCAAGATGATTCCTTAAAGGCTGCAGAAGAAGAAAAACAGCAAAGAATTGGTAAGTTTAAAACTTCTTTCAATACTGTTATTGCACAAAGAAAAAAACTGGAAGAAGAACTAAAAACATTGGAATATATCGATGTTTCAGAAACAAGAGAAAAACTTAACGAATTGCAATCTAAGATAGAACCCCTAGAAAAAGAGATTGCTAAACATAAAGATTACAAGCATTACGTGGAGCAGGTAGAACAAGCAAAAGTAGAAGAAAAAGAGTGCTTAGAAACGCTGAATGAATCCATCTTTATTTTAGATGGCATCAAGGATTACAAAGCAAAAGAAGCTGAATTACAGGCCGAAAAAGTACAAGCCTTATTCACTACTCTTTCAGTTAGATTGTTCAAACAGAATAAGACAGATGGAGAAATTAAGTCAGACTTTGAAATTGAAATGGATGGCAAACCTTATAGCAAGCTATCACTCTCTGAAACCATTAAAGCAGGATTGGAATTAAGGGATGTGTTATCTGCTCAAAGTGAACTGATTACACCAGTGTTTATTGATAATGCTGAGTCCATTACAAAGTTTAAAGAGCCATTAGGACAGTTGATACTTTGCCGAGTGGTGGCAGGGCAGGAATTGAAAGTAGAAAGCATTTCTGATGATGATGAAATAACAGTTGATATTGAGGTGATCTAATATGTCCGATGTAGTTGTAGTTAAAGTCCTGTCCAGCGAGGGCTGGGAGGGATGTAGAAGAGAGAAGCTAGTCATCGATGGTAAGCAGGTAATGCATGTTGGTCCTTTGTCAGAATGTCCAGAAGATGCAATTTTGGAACGTGATCTTGTTGGACCTGGTGATTTTGCTAGTTTGTTAGAAAACTTCCTAATAGAACATAAAGGAAAAAAAGTGAGATTTGTATACGAAGACGAGGAGGAAGAAGAGTGAAACAAGGAAAGAATCCCACTCGCAAACAAAAAGAAAACATTCGAAAAGCTGGTCTTAATCCCGACAACTGGCTGATTTATAAAAACCATGGTGAGAAAGTTTCATTGATTCATAGAAACACAGGTACCACTAGAGACATATTAAAAAATAATCGATAACTCGGAGGTTTTAATTAATGGCTAATAACTCAATCGTACAATATACACCGGAAATTACAGAAGCATTTAAACCAGAAGTATTACAAGTGATTAGAACATCTATTGCACCAACAGCAAATGACCAGGAGTTTTTATTATTCGCACATAAAGCAGCTTCTTATGGCTTGGATCCATTCAAAAATGAAATTTTCTTTATCAAATATGGAAATACAGCTCGTATTCAGTTTGCTGCAGAAGCGTATCTTGCAAAGGCTAGATTACAAGAAGGTTTCCAACCACCAGATACACAAATGGTGCATGAGAATGATGAATTTAAAATCGCAATGAACAAAGAAACTAGGGAAATGGAAGTAGTCCTTCATGAAATTGGTTTCCCGCGAGGAAAAATCATTGGTGCTTATTCTATTGCTTATCGTGATGGACATAGACCTGTAACGGTGATTATGGACATTGAAGAAGTATCTCATATGTTCACTGGCCAAAATAAAGATAACTGGAATAAATGGACTGCTGATATGTTCGGAAAACACGTACAGCAACGTGCATTAAAGAAACAATACGGACTAGAATTTGAGGATGAAACAATCACTCATGGCGAGCCAGAAAACAGTATTCCAGAGTACAAACCACAAGAAAGAAAAGATATCACTCCTACAACAGAAGTGATTGATAAACCAAAACCAGAAGCAACAAAAGAGTTGAATCCAATTGAAAAAGTAAAAGCAGATATGAATGAGAAATTCAAAAAGTTAGGCATCAAAGGTAAGCAAGCAAAAGAAGATTATATTGCTCAACATGCTCCTGATTTAGTTGGTAAAAACCCAACGTTAGCGCAATTAACTGGATTAAATGATTTATTGGACATGCATATCGATTTGAAAGAAGTTCAAGAATCTAGTGCGGACAGTTTGGACTAAGGCTTATGAAAGTAGACATTATAGCAAGTGGTTCGAGTGGCAACGTGATTGCCATTCGTTCCAATCAATCTACTATTCTAGTCGATGTCGGTATTGCTAAAACAAAGATTGAAAAAAGGTTGTTGGAAGTAGGTATTTCACCAACAAGCATTGTAGCCATCTTTATCACACATGCCCATAAGGACCATGTACAAGGTTTGGCACTGGCTAATAAATACAAGATACCTGTTTATGCTGCAGAGAACGAATGGAAGTCTATACCCAATGTAGATGAAGAATTAAAGAGAACATTTAAAGCAGGAGAGAGCATTAATTTTGAGGATAAGTTCTTTATTGAATCCTTCAAGACTCACCACGATGCTTATGATCCTGTTGGATATACAGTAACGGATTATATGAATTACAAATGCTCTATTTGTTTAGATACTGGCCATGTAGATGAAACCATGCTTGAGAAGATGGAGTTTTCCCAGATTTATATTATTGAATCCAATCATGAACCTAACATGGTGGAAGTATCGGACTATCCTAACAGTGTAAAAGCTAGGATTCTATCACATGTAGGACATTTATCTAATGAGCAGACAGCCACAGCCCTTTCTAGACTCATTCAAGGTCTAGGGGAGCAAATATATCTAACTCATTTATCAAGCAAAAATAACATGCCTGCGCTAGCCAAAATGACTACTATGAGGGCATTGATGAAAAAAGGATACAAACAAGACGAACATTACAAAATTGAGGTGATTTAAGTGGAGAAAGTTGAACTACCACTTGAAGTATATAACGCATTTGAAGGAATAAAAAGATCGTGGGGAAGCCTTGTAAGTGAAGAAGAAATCAATCTCTTGCTTATTCAGATAATAAATTTAGCAAGTGAAAACATCGGGGATTCTATCACACTGAAAAAATTCGCATTAGAACATCCTACTAAATACATTCAAGCGATAGCGAACGGATACAAGTTAAATAACGAAACAAGGACAGTAATGCAAGTAGACCAAATGATTAACCGGTGGTTAAATGCTGAATTTGATGGCGACGAGAAAGACGATAGATATAGATTCGCAGAACAATTGACGTCCTTTATTAAAGAACAACTAGTAACGCAATGATCGGATGGTGATTCAGATGGCAAGACCAACAAAAGAAGGACTCGAATACTTTCCGCTGGACACTGATATTGACCAAGACGAAAAAATCATAGTTGTTGTAGCTAAATATGGCATGCGAGGTTTTGGGGTGATCGTTCGTCTCATGATGGAGGTGTATAGGAATGGCTATTTCTATCACTGGACGGAAAAAGAGCAATATGTTTTTTCAATGAAAATCGTGGAGACAGCAGACTTTGTCAATGAGGTTGTTCAGGAATGTTTGAAGTGGGGGTTCTTTCATCAAGATTTATATGAAAAGTACGGAATCCTTACTTCAAAAGGGTTCCAGAAAAGATTTCTTCTTGCCGTCAATAGACGAAAAGGAGTGATCATAAAACAAGAATATGACCTAGTAAAAGAAGTTATTGTAGACAATAACTCGGTTAATGATGACATTAATCCTGAAAATGATGACAATAACACCACAAAAGAAAAGAAAGTAAAAGAAAAGAAAAGAAATAAAGATAATAACGTTTATGTTGAAATCCTTTCTTACTTAAATGAAAAGGCAGGAAAGAACTACAGCCATAAGTCAGAAGCTAATAAAAAGCTTATAAATGGTCGGATGAATGAAGGTAGAACAGTTGACGACTTCAAACGTGTTATTGATGTGAAATGTGAAGAATGGCTGCAAGATGACAAGATGAGTCAATATCTTAGACCAGCTACTTTATTTAGCCAGAAGAATTTTGAGAACTATGTAAATCAAAAGTCCAAGTCTGATTCTAAACAGCAACAACCTCACCAAGATATTAGAGATAAGGAAATAGCATTCTCTAAATTTGTAGAAGCTGGGGGTGATCCTTCTGAGTTCGATTGGAGCAGCTGAACAAGAAATTAATGATATATCGGTTGAGCAATCCGTATTAGGGGCTATCCTTATTGATTCAAATGTTTTAGATGAAATTACTTTTCTAGAAGTTAGAGATTTCTCATCACAAAGACACCAACAGATTTACAAGGTTATGAGATACCTAGAAAAGAGAAGCGTTCCTGTTGATATAGTAACGGTCACAGAAACCTATGTAAAATTCGGACAAGTAGAAAATATGGGCGGGGTATCTTATTTAATGGATTTAACAGCCGCCTGTCCTTCTACAGCCAGCGCAGAATATTACGCAAGGATTATTCGTTCGAAGGCATTAGAGCGAAGAACAAAGAATATGGGCGAAATCATCAAGGGAATGACTAGGGATGATTATGAAACGGACGAAGAGTATTTCTCATCTATTGAAGCATTAGTCGGTGAAATGAGACCGCAAGATAACGTGAAAATGAGAAGTTTTTCCGAAAGTAAAGAAGATTACTTTAAGCACCTATCAACCCAAGCGGATTACATAAAAACAGAGTTCAAGTTCTTTGATAATTGGGCGAAGGGACTATGGCGAGGTTGGTTATATGTGAGTGCTGGAAGACCATCAGTAGGTAAAACGGCTAAGATGTTACAAACGTGTTATGGAGCTGCTAAACAACATAAAGGTGTGGTCCTTATATTTTCTCAAGAGATGGGAGAAGACGAACTGAAAGACAGAATGATGTCTTCTGTTACTGGTATTCCTTATCAAAGAATTAAAGCAAAAACCTTGAGTGAAAAGGAACTAGATACGTTAAAAAATGCTTATGAAGGTTTTGAGTTCCTGCCTATTTTCATACAAGACAAGCCTTATATAACGATTGATGAAGTTAAAGGGATTGCAAGACAGTTTAAGAAAAAGCACGGAAAAATAGCATTAATCGCAGTGGACTATTTACAAATTATGAACATTCCACAGCGTAAAGGTGAAAGCAGATCGCAAGCAATCGGAAATGTTACAGGAGCAGCTAAACAGATTGCAAGAGAACTAGAGTGTTGTTTCTATATGCTATCTCAAATGTCTCGTGAGTTTGAAAAAGCATTAAAACCGCAGCTGTCGCACCTAAAAGAATCAGGATCCATTGAACAAGATGCAGATGTAGTTGAGTTCCTTTGGCATAATCCAGATGATACGGAAATGGGTGGGAAAGTTATTCAACAAACAATAGCAAAGGGAAGAGACACAGGCCTAAATGATTTTAGATTGTTATTTCAAGGGTGGAAACAGCATTTTAGTGAATTACAAAGTAAATAAGAAGGTGAGATTATGAGGTTCATAGGTATAGATCCGTCCACTAAGACAGGCTTTGTCGCTTTGGATGAACATGGTCAAATATTAAGAGAAAAAGAGATTACTGGAATAGGTACTGTGGATCCAAAACGGATGAGAACAATGATTGTAGATGTAATGGACCATATTCATAAAGATGACATTATTGCCATTGAAGGATTCGGATTTGCTTCACAACAAGCTATTCAAAACGGTGGAATTGGCTGGGGCATTCGAATGGCTCTTGATGCCAGGAAGATTAATTATATTGAAGTTGCACCTAATGCTTTAAAAAAATATGTTGGTGTTACTGGATGGACAGGAGAAGCAGGAAATAAGAAAAGATTATCTGGTCCAGAAAAGAAAAAGGCAGTAAAGCAAGCTGTAATAGAACATTTTAACTATAGCCATAAAAGCGACAACGTTATAGACGCTTATGTGCTTGCGCAAATAGCATTAAGTCACTTTATCGTTCAAGAAACGGACTCTATTCAACTAATACACTATCAAGCACAAGTAATTGACACTATCTTAAAAGGAGCGAAATAACCATGCAAGTTACTGTAAAAGCGCATTTTAATAAGCAGACGAAAGATAGCAAAAAGGAATTGGTGCAATTCCATGTGAAAGGTGAAGATGAGAAAAAGCCGGAACTTAACAAACTTACTCGTGAAATGGTTCTTTTAGAAATTGAAGGAGTGGAACATAAGCTAAAATGTGAATTTAGCAAATCCACCAAGGATAGCAAAAAAACTGTTTTGGAGTTCATTGTAAAAGGTGATGCTTCTGCTGAAAATACATTCAATTTCTATAAGAAGGCTGGGGCAGATGTAACGCTTCATATCGTTGAAACTCAAATGAGTGCTGATGATTTTGAGGAAGAGCATGAGGGCATTTCTTATTCAGTTGGCAAAGATGGAACAGCTAATATCAGCCCAGACCAACTTTCTCTAGAAGATGTAGGAGAAAAAGATGAATTAGATGGAGATCCTTTTGCTTCTCCAAATGATGAGGATTCATTAGATTAATAACTTCACTCTCCTTCCTTCGGGAGGGAGAGAAACGAATTTTAGGAGGAACCAAAGTGAACCATATAAGACAAGATACAGGGTACTAAAATGAGCATAACAAGCCTGTTTGATATGACAGTATGCTTGATGTGCAATGGACATGGGACGCTTTATAATGATAAAACTTACCCACGTTGTAAAGGGGGGGCGAGCATCCGTTGATGGTAAAAGTTAAGAAGAACAGAAAACAACTGTACAAAAGAAAGTAATTAATTCTTGTCTTTCGTAAAAGTATATTTTTATTCAATATTTCTTTTGTACTTTATTTTGAAAATATACAAATAAATTTGTTACCCATTTAGATACTAGACCGACAATAATATATCCTACAAATAAATGTAAGTAATTTGCTCCTTTATCCAATTCAAATAAATTTAAAGTGGACATTAAAGGTTTGAAAATGAAAGCAAAGGCAGCAGAAAGAAATGTCATGTAAAAATAGTAATTTTTCTTATAGTTTAAAGTCCATTGAAAGATGAACATGTATGATATAGGAACTAAAGAAGCATCTAAAGTAAAGTTTGAAGCTAACAGAGGAAATACTTTGTATGGATAAAACCAATATGCATTATTTGCTCCCAAAGCATCTATATAGGTAAAAAAAACATGAACATTATAACCATAAAATCCAATAAGTAGTGCTTTCCTTTTATCTATAAAACTATAGAGGGTTATTAGCGGGACAATCAATAATAATAGAACAATCCAAAATTGCCAATCATTTAGGCTTGAATATTCTAGCCAATAGTCGAACCACTCTTTTGTATATTCGGTTTCCAATTGTTTTAAATCTTCAATTTTTTGATTTTGAGATGGATTCATATATATTCTCTCCCTTTGAATAATATGGTAATATTTTTCCCCTGGTATTCAAAAGTATACTTTTTTTATCACGATACAAAACTTATTTGCAGAAAGGAAGGGTATCATGAGAAAAATCCCAGTAATAGCACTGAAAAATAAATCAAAAGGAAATCGATTCTTAGCTGCCAATATGGACGTTGGAGATTGGAGTGATCCAGAGTTAGATGTTTCCCTTGATGATATTGAAAACGGCTTTCTAATTTGGAGAAAAGATTTAGAAAAACCAACAGAAGAAGATTTAGAAAATGTAAAAGAAGAATCAGCTAGACATAAAAAATACATGTTAGAAAAGTTCGGCAAAAACGCAATAGTTAGTTATGACGTTGAGGGATGGCTAAAACATTATAAACCTATTCATTTAGAAATCACAGAGGAACAATTTGAAATAGCAAAAGATAATGCCGAATTGTAGAAAGGAAGGGTGAAGGGAAATGATTCAAATATATTGTAATGATGAAAACTCAGTAAATAAATGGTTAGCTAGAAATCGAAATGTAGAAATAATTAACATCCAAATGTGCTTAACAGCTGAATATGGAGAACATATTATGGTTGTTTATAAAACGAATGAGGATAATTAAAAAAAGCCAGGAAACTCTTCCCAGCATTAAATAAAACAACCTAAATAAATTATATCATGGGGGGAGTCGCATTGAAACAAATGTCTTTTGTGCTTCCTGAGATAGATCGTGACGCAACTAAAAAAGCAGTAGAAGCAGCATTTGAAAAATATCGATTTTACTTACTGACTATTCCAGAAGAAAGGCTGCCTAAATTAACAGCTACATATTCACTGGTTCCTCCAACTAATACAAATGAATTTCATTCAACAACAGAAGATATTGCTATCAAGAACGTGGACTTCGAAAGAGAACGTGAGAATTACATCGAGTGGATTAGGCGAGCTGTTAATCGGTTAGCTCCTAGAGAGCGAGAAATTATTGTTAAAAAGTACTTGCAAGATGAAGAAGTATTTGATTATGAAATTTATATTGAGCTTGGTTACAGTGAAAGAAGGTATTATCGACTAAAAGCGAGAATATTTTACAAGCTTGCTTTTCTGCTAAAAATTGAGGTTTATAATATTGAAAAATGAGCACTCTTATTTATTAGGGTGCTTTATTTAATTTTAATGGGGTGGGACTTTGAGAAGATTTTCAAGCGATTGGAATATTTTTATGAATAAAATAAGAGATTTTTTTGAAGAAAATGATGGACAAGTTTGGTTTAGAGGACATAGTAATCTAGGGACGAACGGAGATCATTTAGATTATAAATTAAACTCAAGTTTATTCAGACAACGCGGTGACCTACAAAGTATATTGAAGTTAGAAAATGACTATACATATGAGTTTTTTCATACAGGATATAACTTGCATAAAATAGAGAACATTTGGTCACTGATGTTTGTAATGCAGCACCATGGGTTACCTACAAGGTTTTTAGATTGGACAACTTCTTTACCAACAGCTCTTTACTTTGCAAGGCAGGGATGGCAATTAGGTAAAAATAAACCTAGTTTATGGTTGGTAAATCCAATTAGATTAAATGAACTATTGAATAGTTCATCTACGATTGAAGTGTTAAGAACTGAACAGGATTATTTTAAAACTGTAAGGAGTTTACAAAATTCTAGAGCAGTTGCTTCGATAAAAAATTCTAATAGAATTAATGCACAACAAGGAAATTTCACTATGCAAGGAAGTTTATTACCATTAGATGAAGAAGTATATCAAGCAGGAGGGAATTCGAGAATAATCACAGAAATCGAAATACCGGATGCTATAGGTTTTGATTTATCTATATTTCTAGCTATGGCAGGAGTTAATCATTTTAGTGTTTTCCCTGATTTAGATGGACTTTCAAAAGTTATTACAACAAATAGGTATGATTGACAGTTAAGAGGCAGTAATTTGGCAGGAAGTCGGCAGAGCATTAGGTTTTAACCATGTTATTATGATATTAAGTTAATAAATCAAAAGAGAACGTTCCTAGACTCATAGGAGCGTTTTTGTATTATCTAAGGTATTTGTCTATAAATCTATTTAAAATGCGAAATAGGCCAATTCTGAAAGTCTGAAAACTATTATAGGATGTGGTGATTATGAAACTAAAAGATCATCTACGAACTGACACCAAAGAGAAGTTGAAGAAAATTAACTCAAATAAAATTAAATTACACGAAAGAGAGTTGTGTGAGTTAATGGGGAGCAATAAACGCGGAATGAAGCGTGGTAAGGGTGGTGCTTATAGGAATGCTTAATTACTATGCCAGCTGCTATAGCAGTAACTACATTAACTAAAAAAGATAAATGCTTATGGCTGTAAGTCTCAAGCATATCGAAATATACTTTAATAAAAATAAATTACAAAGTGTATACGAAATGAATATATTACTCTTAGTAACATATAGTGTAGAGAAAAGAAAAAAACAGCCTTCCGAAGAGAGCTGTTAAAAATTATTAGGGGGCATCATTTCCTTTAATAATAATCACCGCAAAGAAAATAAACGTAAAGTTTGTGGGGCGAAAAAGTTTCTTTATTACCTTTTTTATGAAAGTGATCAATATACTTCACTCCTAATTAGAATTAGGTATCTGCAAATACCTAATTAATATCTATGGGAGCAAATATCTTATTATTACTGTAATCTATATTGGTTACGGTATTTTTTCGTGAATGAAAATAAATTAAATAGTCTTCTTCATTCCACATTCACGGCATTCGCGTAGGAAAACATAATCCTTAACGGAACTCTTGAATTGAGCGTTGCCGCAGTTATCACAGATTCCGGCCTGTTTATCTGGGTGATCTTTGTAATCATAAATGATTGATGTGTCGTAACCTTTCTCTTTTTCTTCTGACATTGTTATCACCTACAGTAATTGTAATTTAATTATATTTAACGGATTTATTATACATGGAATGTTGGTGAAAATAGAGTGGTCTTTAATGGAATAAAGTGAGTTTTAATCAATTCACAAACTCCTATCAGACGATTAAAGAAGATTATATTTAATTATCTCACTTATACTCAAAAATACTACTAATGTTTGATTTCACATAATTATGGTATCGATTATCTCTCTCATACTAACTCTAACTAGCTCTAACTCAAAAATGCTATATAGTTTGTTAAAAAGGGTTCAAGATTAAAAATCAAGAATTAATGTATGCATTAACTAGGGTTATTGTTAACATAAACTGTATTTTCTGTTTACATCATGTATGCAATAACTCAAAAATTGTATGCAATAAGTACACAAAAGAAAAGAAAAGAAATAAAAAGAAAGAAAAGAGTGTCTTTTAAAATGCAAAAGAACATTAAGTATTCATTGAAATTATTGTCGATAAAAGTCGAACGATAGCATTTGTCCATTTATTTCTTTTCTCTGATAATTAGGGAGAAGGGAGTTGGAAGGAGTTATGGAAGAAAGATTATATAATAATAAACAATACACAATCAGGGTTTATGAAAATCCCGGTATTACTAGATGGCATTTAGGAAATCACTTTGCTTTTTGTAATATTGAAGGATCAGGTGATCCGTATTTCACTTCTCCTCATGTGAATATTTTAGATGAGAATGATGCTTCAAGAGCGTATGCTCGGCTAAAGATATTATTACAGTTGGTTAGTGGAATACGAGTTTTACATGGGAAAGAAAAGATTATTTCTCCAAAGAGTTTAAATTACTATAATGGATATCGTTATGATACTCCGTCTTGGGAAGAAGATATCGACATTATGTTTGATGAACTCTCAAATCCTTTTGATTCTGAGGTATGTGAATACTACAAAGATAAAAAGGGTTATTATTCTTCGGAATTTGATGAAGATGTTATTAATTTGTTGATTTCTGATTCTCTTGTAAGAGAAGTAATAATTTTATTAGCAATGAGCCAAGAAGAAATTGTATACTTTTTAGTTAATACATATAAAATTATTGAGAATATAAAAAGTGATTTATCATTAGGTTCAAATAATAGCAAATTAATTAAGAGTAAAAACTCTAAAGATCTTCCTGAATTTTTATTAACTTCACTAAATGAGATATATCAATATTCTCAATACATGAACTCGCGAGATGCATCTGGTATTTTATCAAGACATGGTGTTACAAAGATTCCGATTCCGAGTAAAATCCCAACATTAAAAGAAATAAAAGTATCTCTAACAAACGCAATAAATGATTGGTTAAATTATAAGTGTATGACTAAATTTAATAGAAAATATAAGAATGTAGGCACCCAATGAGGTGCTTTTTATTTTGGAGAAAGAAGGAGAGAATCGAAATGAAATTAACTAAACAACATTTAACTAATACTTTTAAGGGAGCGCGTGAAAATGGTGCTTCTTTTGTTTTTGTAGGAATAGAAGCAGAAGGAATCCAAGAAGTGATAGCAGTTCCGAAAGTATCTTTTGATGCTAAAGAAAAGTTCTATAACAATGCGTATAGTGACGAACTTGTCCATGTTATGAATAGCAAAGTAAAAGTGTTTGGTCTCACGTATGGAGAAGCCGAATCTATAACTGAATTGGTTTAATGATTTCAATTGGAGAAAGAAGGTTGAATGATATGGAAAACAAAATACAAGAAGCAGCTAAACAAAAGATCGTGGAGTTATTCAAAGATTTTGATGTAGCTTACATTGATTATGATGCAAAGGACAATGACTATACAATAAGACTTGAAGCCAAGCAAACAAAAGATGATAAGGAATAAGGATTGTTGCTAGATGGCTGAATATAAAACAAAAGAACAGAAAGCTAAGTTCTACAACAGTAGTCAATGGAAGAAGCTTCGTGAAGACATAAAGAAGCGAGACTCATACGAATGCCAGGAATGTAAAAGGCAAGGACGAGTAGCCATTGATAAGAATGAATACAGTGAGAAAGCAAAACGAAAGAAGATAGCTCTTGTTGTCCATCACATTAAGGAGCTTGAACAGTATCCAGAGTTGGCAACAGATAAGGATAATCTTGAGACAGTCTGTGTTAATTGCCATAACAAGGAACATGGACGTTATCTACATGGATTCAATAATAAGAAGGTTAACAAGTGGGCGCATGATGAAAGGTGGTGAAAAAAGAAGCTATCATTTAGACGATAACTTCTTGCACATTTCCTTTATAGCTTCTTCAACTATTCTAGCTTGTGGAATCATTGTTTCTTCTGAAGTTTTCTTAAGTAAATCAATTGTTTCTTGTTCTAAAGTATATGTTTGTCGTTTCTTCATACAATCACTCCTTTTGTGTTGATATTACCATATAAGTAATGTTGAATACAATACTTCATCATGTTACAATATAAGTAATGTAATAGTATTGTATTTTGAGGAGTGAATATAAAATGAGTAGTGTAATAGTTTGTAAGAATTGCGGAGTTGAAACAGTTTCAAGATATAGCACTACTAAGTTTTGTAGCGATGCGTGTCGCGCAAAATTTAATAAGAAAAATAAAGGTAGGAAACAAACCTGTAAGTATTGTGGAAATGAATTCAGGAATTACAAAATTCGAGATTGCTGTTCGATTCACTGTAAGAATGAATACAAAAAGGAATTAACGATAAGAAAGAAAAAGGATCACAAGGTCGAAAAGGTTTGTTTTTGTTGTAAGAAGAGTTTTATCACTACAAAAAATAATAAGATTTATTGTAGCAAAAATTGTTCATATGAACATCAAAAGGAAGTACTAAGACAAAAGAAAGACTTGAAAAAGAGTCAACACCAAAAGAAGTGCAAGGAATGTGGTAAACATTTTGTATCCAACAGAATGAGAGCAACATTTTGTTCAAAAGTCTGTTCGAATAAATATGAAAACAGAAGAAGAGAATTAATTAGAAGAAAAAGAATAATGGCGAATGGTCGTGTTGATTGGAGTATTTCAATCGAAAGGTTATTAAAAAGAGATGGTTCGATTTGTTATCTCTGCCATAAGTCATTTGATTTATATACTGATACAAATGATGATTACTATCCAAGTATCGAACACGTTATTCCTATCTCCAAAGGAGGAACACACACATGGGATAATGTTAAGTTAGCACATAGAAAATGTAATACGTTAAAACGAGATAAGATATTAAAAAGAGGTAGCTAATTGACCCCCCGCCAAAATAATTTCGCTTCTAAATTTCCAAGGGGACACCGAGGAGAGGGGAGGCTTTCGTCCAAAATTTTGTGAAAAATGACCGTTATATTAGGGGGTAGAAAAAAGAAGGGGGGTGTTTTTGTGAGTGGAGCTGTAAAAGTAGCAGATTTGGAGAAGCAAATGTTAAATAGAATCAATCAAGATGACTTATTAGAAGTTGATAAAGTAAAGCGGTATATAGGCATTGTTAGGCAGATTAGAAAATTGCAGACTGAAATAAACAAGGCTGGTGTATTGACGACAACAGTAAACGCAAGTCAAGAATTTATTAAAACAAACCCTGCAATAAATGAATTAAATAAGCTCACGAAAACACTCATTTCTCTTGAAAATTCGATTAAATTTGAAAAGATGGAAGTAGTAGAAATACCTAAAAAGGATAATGACGAACCAGAAGTCAGTGATCTATACTGATACATCAAAAGTATGTGGATGATTATATAGGCGCTTGGAAAAGTGGGCGAGTTATTTTCAACCAAGAGCGTATTGATTTAGTCAAGCAGCTGGAAACAGAAGTCCTCATTCGAGACGACATTTATTTTGATGAAGAACAAATAGAGCAATGTATAAACTTTATTGAAAAGTGGTATTTCCCTTTGGAACCATTTCAGAAGTTTATCATTGCTTTTATTTTCCTCAAATTTAAATCACGAGACAAATTATTTTATAAAGATATTGTTATTGTAATCGCTCGTGGTAATGGTAAAAACGGTTTGATTTCTGGACTATCCGATTACTTTATTAGTCCTGGTCATGGCATTGAAGGGTATAACGTTGATGTAGTGGCAAACAGTGAAGATCAAGCTGAAACATCTGTGAAAGAAGTTTATAACGTCAAGGAAAAGAATAAATCGTTGATGAAGCGTTTCTTCTCGTGGACGAAAACAAAGATTGTAGGAAAGTCTACTCTTTCTGAATTTAAGTTTAGAACGTCTAACGCTGATACAAAAGATGGTGGTCGTCCTGGTTGTTTGATATTTGACGAATGGCACATCTATGAAGATACCAAACTGATAAATACATTGAGTTCTGGACTAGGTAAAGTAAAGCATAGAAGACGTATTTATATTTCCACTAACGGTCATGTCCGTGGTGGATTTTTTGATAAGTTCATAGAGCAATGCTTAGAGATTCTAAGAGGTGGTAGTAAGCGCAAAAACCGTTTCGTCTTCATCTGCAAAATGGATAGCAAAGAAGAAGTCGACAATCCCGAAATGTGGGAAAAAGCTAATCCAATGTTTAGCAAGCCTAGAAGCCCATATGCAGAAGAGTTATTCGATACGATTATGGACGAATATCTCGATTTGGAAGATGATCCATCTGGCCGTCCTGAATTTATGGCTAAGAGGATGAACCTTCCACAGGAAGATAACACCGTTAAAGTTGCTTCTTGGGAGGACATTTTAGCAACTAATAGACCTATTCCTCATGAAGATTTAAAAGGGAAAACTTGTATTGGAGCGATTGATTTCTCCTTCATTAAGGATTTCACGGCATGCGGCGTCCTTTTTAAACAAGGTGATAACTACATTTGGGACAGCCATCAATTTGCAAGACGTGATTTCGTTAAGGAAGCCAATCTTAAACCGCCTATTGAAGAATGGGCTAATGATGGTCTTTTAACACTACTAGACGGACCAGTAATTGATATTAAATACATGGTTGATTATTTCTGTGATATGCGAGAGAAATATGGTCTTAATACGATCATTGGAGATACTTTCCGTTTAGATATAGTGAAACAAGCTTTAGAAGAAGCTGGATTTCATGTTTTGTATATTAGAAATCCGCATGCTGTGTATGCAAAACTTGCTCCAAGGATTGAGACACTCTTTGCACAAAAAAGAATTATCTTTGGTGATAATCCATTAATGAGATGGAATACAAACAATATCGTTGTGAAAGTCAAGAATGATGGCAATAAAGACTTCTTGAAAAAGGATGAAGTCAGAAGAAAGACGGATGGATTCATAGCGTTTGTTTATGCTTTATGGCAAGCTGATAATCTTTTGAAAGATGAAGTTGAATTCTTTTTAGATGCAATAGATTTCTAACCAAGTCTTGTAAAAAATAGGAGTTTTGTGTAAGATGTATAGGAAGTTTTTACTATATATTTTAGGGGGAAAAACATGGAACTTAAACAAGAAGATAGTGTTCCGATAAAGAATTCAAAAAAGAAAACAATTTTTATTATTTTAGGAGTTGCTATATTAGTGGTTGGATTAGTCGTTTCATGGCTAATTTACGACAATCACAAAAAAGAAGAAGCAAAAAAAGAATATGCAAAGTTATTAAATTCTTATGCAGTTAATCTATCGACTTTCTCTATAGCGGTTATAACAGCGGGTACTCAAGCAGAAGATATTACTAATCAATATTCGAGTGTTTGGCATGATGCTATTTGGGAAAGCCCTGTTACTATTGATGGAGAACGATATTATGATTTTAATGCAGCACTTGCAGCTCAATTTACATTGTTTCAGACAAATGGTGATCTTGATTCATTAGATGAAAACATGGATATTGCAAATGGCTTAATAAAAGAGTTGAAAAACCCACCAAATGAATTTGAACGTGAATACGGTGTTGCTTTAGATGCATATGATGCACTGAACGACTTTGTTTCATTAGCGAAAAATCCTAATGGCTCATTGCAAACTTTTGTACAAGAAAGTAGTGCTAAAGATAACGATTTAGCAGCTGCGATACAAAAGCTTAACAATGTATTAGAATAGTATGCAACTATATATCTAAATTTTTCATTTAGGGACCATTTGGGTCCCTTTTTGTTTGAGGAAAATTAAAAGGGGGTGAGTACAATTGGGTGGTTAGATGTTATTTTAGGAAGAAATAAAGAAATGTCCATTATGTTTGACCTAGATATGTTTACTGATACTGCTGATAGAATCCACATGAAAAAGCTTGCGATAGATACTTGTGTATCTTTTCTCGGGAGAACGATTAGTCAATCAGAATTTAGGGTTAAACATGGGAAAGAATTTATTAAAGATGAATTGTATTATCGATTAAACGTTAGACCTAGCAAAAACTTTACCGCAAGCACATTTTGGGAAACGTTCATCCACAAATTGATTTATGACAATGAGGTATTAGTCATTCAAGCGGATGATGGTGATCTACTTATTGCAGATGATTTTACGCACAATAAGTATGCTGTGTTTGAAGATACTTTCACTAATGTTGTAGTTAGAGATTATGAGTTTAAGCGCAGCTACAAACAAAGTGAAGTCATGCACCTTAAATATCGAAATGAAAAACTAGCTCCTTTAATAGAGGGGTTATTTGCTGATTATGGAGATTTATTTGGGAGGTTGCTTAGTTCACAAAAAAGGAAAAACCAAGTTCGTGGAACAGTTGATATGGAAGTCCAAGTAGCTAAAGATGACAAAACTCAAAACAAATTACAAGAGTTTATTAATAAGATTTACAAATCATTTGGCGAAAAAGATATAGCTATCGTTCCGCAGCAACCTGGACTTAAATATAACGAGGTATATAACGGGGTTGCTAATGGTCCTAGCGTGGACGAAATAAACAAAGTAACCAATGGATTTTTAGATCAAGTAGCCATGGCAATAGGTATACCTTTAAGTTTGCTTCATGGTGATATGGCAGATGTAGAGAAAAATACAAAGAATTTTAAATTATTAACGGTAAATCCATTGCTAAAGAAAATAGCTGATGAAGGAAACGTGAAGTTCTTTGAAATGGATGAATACTTAGCTGGTAAGAAGATAGATATTAAAAGCGTTTCTTATCAAACTATTTTCGACCTTGCAACAAGTATTGATAAACTTATTGCTTCTGGTACTTTTAACGGTGATGAAATTCGTGTGGAAGTAGGTTATGACGTGACAGGAGATCCTATGCATAGCAAATATCATATGACTAAGAACTATGGAGAATCTGCATCTGAAGGAGGTGAGGAAGAAGAATGAGAAACTTAACCAAAGAAGATTTTTTTAAGATGTTTAAGAACCAAACCTATGTTAATCAGTTGAAGGAAATTCCTCAAAAGTTTAATGTGGTCCACAATGAAGAAACTAAGACAAGTGAAATTACTATTTACGGTGTTATAGGAACATCGTGGTATAGTGATAGCTTTTCTGCAAGTGATATGGACTCTGCCTTAAATGAAGCTGGAGACAACGATATTACAATCCGTCTTAACAGTCCAGGTGGAGATGCCTTTATGGGAATCGCTATGTACAATCGTTTAAAGCGTCATAATGGGAAAGTAACCATTTATGTAGATGGTTGGGCATGTTCTGCTGCATCTGTTCTAGCTCTGGCGGCAGATGTATTAATTATGGGTTTAGGTTCTATGTTTATGATTCATGAAGCAAGTAATCTTGTTTGGGGAACTAAAACGGAAATGAGAAAAGAAGCTGATATTCTTGATGAACTAGAAGAAGGAATCATTGATATTTACATGACCAAAGCTAATGTTAGTCGAGAAGATATTCGTGCAAAAGTAGATGCTGAAACTTGGTTTAGTGCTAAAAGTGCTGTAGAGATTGGTTTTGCCAATACAGCCGAAGGAACGGATTCAGAAGAAAGCGGTGCGGCTACTAACTCAGTTATGAGTGAGGAAGAAAAAAGAAATATTATGAATGAGTTAAAAGGGATTTTAAAACCAAATAATCAAATAGAGGAACCTTCTCCAACTGCTGCAGATACAACTGTGGACAAAGGAAAAGGTTCTTTTAATTTACTTAAAAAATGGAGGTAACAAACTATGACAATCAAATTTACTAACAAAAAAGGTACTATGGAAAATTTCGAAGCGAAAAAGAAAGCATATATGAACGTAATGAAAGCGGAGAATTCAACTCCTGAACAATTAGAAACAGCATTTAACGAAATGTTTACTGCTCTTCAAACTGATTTATCTGAACAAATTACAAATGAAGCACGTAATGAAGTACAAGATGCACAGATTTTAGCTGCTCGTGGACAAAATGTTTTAACATCTACTGAGCGTAAATTCTTCAACGAAGTAATTGCAAGTGGTGGATTCGCAGAAGATACTATTCTTCCTATCACAACTCAAGAGCGTGTGTTTGAAGATTTAGTAACTGAACATCCATTATTAGATGCTATCGGCTTAAAAGATCTTGGAGCTATCACTCGGTACATTTATTCTGATGCAACTAAAGCTTATGCTTGGGGTGCATTGTTCGGAGAAATTAAAGGACAAATTTCTGCTGCATTCCGTGAAGAACAAATTGGACAATTAAAACTTACTGCTTTCGCTGTTATCCCAAAAGATATGTTGGAATTAGGACCTGAATATGTAGAGCGTTATGTTCGTACTGTTTTAGTAGAATCATATTCTGTAGGATTAGAATATGGTCTTGTAAATGGTCGTGGTCCAGCACAAAACGAGCCTATTGGATTAATGAAAGATGTTAATGCTGATACAGGAGCGGTAACAACAAAAACTTCATCTGGTACTCTTACTTTCGCTCCATCTCAATTTGGTGAAGTTGTAGCTGGCGAACTACATGATGTGATTAAAGAATTAACAACAGATGGGAAAGGAAAAGCTCGTAAGGTCCTTAATAAGGTTGTTATGGTAGTAAATCCAATTGATGCTATCAGTGTACAAGCTAGAAACACAATTCAAACAACTAATGGTCAATGGGTTACTGCTTTACCATACAATATTCAAGTTGTTGAATCAGAAGAAATTCCTAGCAATAAAGCATTATTCTTTGTGAAAGATGCGTACCTTGCTGCTATTGCTGGTGGTTATAAAATCAACAAGTTTGATGAAACATTAGCAATTGAAGATGCTCGTCTATATACTATGAAACAATTTGCGAATGGTAAGCCAAAGGATAACAAAACAGCTCTAGTTTATGATCTTGATATTAGCTTCACTACAGCAACTCCAGAAGTCTAAGAAAGGATGATTATTAATGTATAAGGTTATTAATGCATTTAAGGATAAAGAAAACAAAAACATTCTTTATCGAATTGGCGATACTTATCCTGTGGATGGCTATAAAGCTACTAAAAAACGAATTGTGGAATTATCAAAAGAACACCCAGAACATAAAAAGGCATTTATAGAAGAAGTAAAAGAAGACAAGGAGTGATGTTGAATGTATGACATCACAGACCAAGTATTAAATGAATTTAAAGAGAGGATGCGTTTAGGTGATGAGGAAGATGAAAACCTAAAACGCATCCTTTCTGCGTCTAATAAGGACTTAGTAAGACTTTGTGGGAATTATGACATTAATATTGATGAAACGTTCAAGGAATTAGTCTTTGAACGTTCTCGGTATGTCTATAATGATGCGCTCGAATACTTTAATCACAATTTCTTAATTCAGATTAATAGTTTGGCCATTGATAAAGCGTTGGAATCAATAGATTTAGAGGATGATACGGATGCAGCCATTTAAGTATCGTAATCGAGTGAATAACGGTAATTTAAGACATCGAATCACTATTCAGCATTATGTATCTGGTGTAGATGAATTAGGACAAGAAACCGAGGGAGAATGGCAGGATTTCAAGAAGTTATGGGCTGATATTAAAACCATGCAAGGAAGAGAATATTTTGCGGCTGCTGCAACACAAGCAGAAAATACCTCACGTTTTATTGTTCGCTATACACCTGACATTACAAATGAGATGAGGGTTAAATATGATGGCCGTATTTATGATATTGTCCAGCCACCAATCAATGATAATGAACTCGGAGAAACATTAACCATTATCGCTAAGGAAAAGGAGTGATAATCATGGTTGGAATTAATCAATTGCAAAATGAAATTATGAGGCAATTAAATATTTATACAAATGATGTAAAACAAAAAATGAAAGTCAATCAAGAGGAGCTAGGAAAAGAAGCTGTAAAGGAATTAAAAAAGAAAAGTCCTAAGCAAACAGGATCATATAAAAAAGGTTGGCGATTAAAGAAAGAAAAGGATAGAGTTATCGTCCACAATGCTACAGATTACCAATTAACTCACCTATTAGAAAAAGGACATGCGAATAGAGATGGAGGAAGGACTCCACCGCAGGTCCACATTGCTCCTGTGGAAGAAAAGACTGTGGATGAATACATCGAAAGAGTTGAAAGGGATATCCAATCATCATGACACTAGTTGAATTGAAACAATTATTAGACCAAACTGGATATCCTGTGACTTATTCGCATTTTAGTAGCGCTCCTAGTGTTCCTTATATCTGCTACCTTTTTATAGATTCAGAGAATTTCTTTGCAGATAATACAGTGTTTGTGGAAGGTATGAACATTGATATTGAACTATACACTTCTAAAAAGGATTTAGCTGCTGAAAAGAAAGTTAAAGATATCTTAATCGCTAATGGGATTACATTTGAACAAAATGAAGTTTATATAAACGAAGAGAAATTATTTAAAAATACATTTGAAGTGGAGTTGAGATAAGAATGGAAAACAAAGTAGTATTTGGTTTGAAAAATGTACATTATGCCCCTTATACAATCGAAGCAGGAGTTGTCACTTTTGGGACTCCTAAACCTATTCCGGGAGCGGTTGAAATGTCTAATGAGCCAAGAGGAGATATGATTGAATTTTACGCTGATGATATGCTTTATTACAGCGCTCCGAATAACCAAGGTTACGAAGGAACAATAAGCATTGCAAATATCCCTGAATCATTCGCAGTGGATTGTCTAGGTGAGGAAATAGATGAAACAGATGGAGTATTAGCTGAATATGCAGATGCAAAACCAAAGCCTTTCGCATTACTTTTTGAATTTGACGGAGACCAAAAAGCAACACGTCATGTTATGTACAATTGTACTGCCAACAGACCTACAGTTTCTTCTTCCACAAAGACAGATACAGTAGAACCAAACGCAAATGAATTAACTTATGTTGCTAGTCCGATTCAAATGGATGGAAGACCAATTGTTAAAACGAAAACAAGCGATAAAACAACAGATACTATCTATAACTCATGGTATGATGCAGTATTCGTGAAAGATGCCACTCCAGCGGTTTGAGGTGATTAGATGGAAAAGACAATTATCGTAGATGATAAAGAAGTATTGTTGAAAAGTAATGGAGCAACACCAATCAAATATAAAATGCAATTCCGTAAAGATTTTTTCGCGGAAATCTTAAAACTTCACAAACTAGGAAAGTTAAAAAGCATCGAGGAAATGGATGATGAAACTTTAGATGCACTTGATTTTGAAGTTTTTTATAATATCATTTGGACTTTTGCAAAGACAGCAAATCATAAGATTCCCGAGCCGGATAAATGGCTGGAATCATTCGAGAGCTTCCCCATTTTAGATTATATTTCCGAAGTACAAGAAATGCTTTTAGCTAACATACAATCAAAAAAAAAATAGATGATAAAGAGCCAGGTAACGAGGACGGTGAAGGATTAAATACCGAAACATACCTGGCTCTTTGTTATAAATGCAAACTTACACGACTTGATCTTGAAGATATGACGATAGGAATGTGTCTTGATTATATAGATGTTTACCTTGAAATGAGTAATCCAAAGAAAAAGAAGAAAGTTGCCACTAGAAAAGCCACACAGGCTGATTATGACAGTTTCTAAAGTGAGGTGAGATAAATATATGGCGAGTAGAATCAAAGGGATAACGATTGAATTAGGGGCGGATACAACATCACTTGAAGGTGCGTTATCTGATGTTAATAAGAAATCAAAAAATCTTGCTGATGAATTAAAAGATGTAGAGAAGCTCCTTAAATTTAATCCTAACAGTACAGAATTATTAGCGCAGAAACAACAAATACTTTCCCAATCCGTAGAAACCACACGTAATAAATTGGATCAATTAAAAGAAGCAGAAGCGCAAGTCCAGCAACAGTTTGAACGTGGAGATATTAAAGAAGAACAATATCGAGCGTTTCAACGTGAATTACAAGATACAGAAAGAACTCTTCAACGTTTTGAAAATTCCCTTCAAGATATGCAAGTAGAGCAGGATAAAGTCGGTCAAAGTCAAAAAGATTTAGCAACTTTAATGAACGCTACAGAAACGTCTATAGAGGATTATGCAGATGCAATAGGGCATAAGTTGGTTAGGTCTATTCAAAACGGAACAGCGACTAGCAGAGACTTAGAAAGAGCAATTCAACGTATTGGCAGAGAAGCGCTCGGAGCAGATGTTGATGTAGACAGATTAACAACTACTCTAAGGTCTGTGGATGACGGAAATTCATTGCAACAGATTCGTAGAGAGTTACAACAGATCGAACAACAAGCCGATGATACAACCAATGCATTAGAGGAACTTGATTACGGAATTGAAAACGTAGCTGGTGCTTTAGTTGCTGGCGGTGGGATAACTGGAACTATTGAGAAATCCTTAGAAAATGCTAATGTAGACACTAGAATCAATATTGCTTTGGATTTACCAGAAGATTCCCTTCAAAATGTAAAGAGGACTGTAAATGATGTTACTGCGTTAATTAATGACCAAGAATCGGCGCTATCCGGAACAAATAAATTATGGCTCTTGAATAAAGATGCATCTGACGAAGTAAATGCTTCAATTGCAGAAGGTGCTGCAGCAATTGCTTTTGCTTTCCAAGATGTTGATTATAGCGAACTTATTCAAGAAAGTTATGAAATAGGTAAAGAGTTAAAAATATCTCAAGGAGAAGCAGTTTCACTTGTTGATTCTCTATTAAAAGCAGGATTTCCTCCTGATCAATTGGATATTATTGCAGAATACGGAGCGCAATTGCGTAGAGCTGGCTACAACGCAGAAGAAGTCAGAGGAATAATGGCTGCAGGCGTTGATACCGGAACTTGGAATATCGACGTACTTTTGGATGGATTAAAAGAAGGTCGAATCGGTCTAGCTGAAATGGGCCAAGGAATTGATGATGCAACAAAAGAAGTAATCAAAGGTACTGATATTTCTGCTGGACAATTAAAAAAATGGGGAAAAGCAATTTCTAATGGCGGTAAAGAAGGAAAGTTAGCCATGTTAGAAGCAGCACTTGCATTAGATGAAATTGATGATGGCACTAAGAAAAACCAAGTCGGTGTAAAATTATTTGGTACTCTTTATGAAGAGAATGGAGAAAAAATAACCGATACAATTCTTAATGCAAAAGGTGAAGTTCAGTCTTTAGAAGAAATGCAAAAAGGATTGAACGATACAGTTTCTCAAGCTTCTGCAGATCCATTAATCGCTATTCGTACAGCAATCAATGATATGTTTATCGCTATGCAGCCGTTGCTTAATTTTATCGCTGATGTTGTGGCTAAATTGGCTGAATGGATTTCCGAAAACCCTAAATTAGCGGCAACAATTACAGCTATATCTGTTGTATTAGGGATTTTAGCTGGACTAGTCCTTGCGCTTGCTCCTATTTTCACTGCACTAGCAACAACCGCATCTGCTGCAGGCGTAACTATCGGAGCGTTATTGTCACCGTTTTTGGCGGTAGTAGGTATTGTAATTGGCGTAATTGCAATTATAGGGGCACTAATAGCGATATTCATAAACTTATATAAAAATAATGAAGACTTTCGGAATAAGGTTCAAGAAATTTGGACGAGTATTCAGGAGGTCTTTTTTAATGTCCTAAATTACATCAAAGAATTAGTTAATACAATCATGACCAATGTAACAGCCTTTTTTCAAGAGTGCCTAGGAAAAATAAAAGCCTTCTGGGATGAAAACGGACAGGCAATCATGATTCTTGTTGAGATGTATATGAACTATATTAAAGGGATTATTGAAATAATTATGATTGTTATTACCACTGTGTTTAAAGGAGCCTGGGAAGTAATTAAAATTGCTACTCGAAATGTTTGGGAAACTATAAAGTTATTTGTTAGAACAGGAATTGATATAGTTTTAGGGATTATCCAAACGGTGCTTAAATTGCTACAAGGTGACTGGGAAGGCGCATGGGATACAATCCTTCAAATCTTGAAGAACATTTGGGAAAACATTCAAAAGTATTTAGATGGCATTGATTTATACGGCACCGGTAAAGACATTATCAGAGGATTAATCAATGGTATAGGCTCTATGGCTGGCGCTGTGTGGGATAAAGTGAAAGAAATAGGAAGTGGCATAGCGGATGGATTTAAAGACTTCTTTGACATCCACAGTCCATCAAGGCTTATGAGGGATGATATAGGTAAGAACATTGGCGCTGGATTAGAAGAAGGTTTAATACAATCTCAGGCTAAGATTTCGAAAGCTTCTCAAGCTATGCAAGATGCAGCAATACCTACAATTCCTAAAAGTAATTCAAGTAGCCAACTGTCTAATCCCTACGACGATTCAGAAGTAATATCTTTATTAAGAAAAATAGCTTCAAAGAATTTAACAATTGATAGTAATGCATTAATGGACTTCATCAATACTAGACAAGCAAATGAAATTAATTTTATCAATGCAATGAAAGGGTGATCGTAATGTATTTGCTAATTGAAAAAGATGGTACCATTATAGATCACCGTAATTTAGGACTACAGTTACTGAGTTTTAGGAAACAGTCAATGGAACATAGACACGAGTTTTCCGATATCGAAGGAAGAAATGGTTCTATTCATACAGGAACAACTTTCGGGCCACGTTCTTTAATAGCTTCATTTTTATTAGATGGAGAGAATCATATATTTATGCAAATGTTAATAGATGAAATTCACGACCTTTTTGCCACAAACAAAGAGGTCTTTTTAATTGATTCTAGGCAACCTGGTAAGCGTTGGAGGGTATTAACAAATAATACTTTTGATACTCCCTATTCAACTCCAAGGGTGGCTAAATATGATTTAGAATTCATTTCCCCGATAAGTTATTCAGAAAGTGTGGGAACTACATTAGATGACTTCACATTTGATTCGGATTTATGGCAGATTGGTATGAACTTACCAGCTGATGCTGAATTAACTTATATTTGGAGTACTAGCAAATTTAGAATCTATAACGCTGGTAATGCTCCAGTAGATCCAACGGAATTACCTTTGAGTATATTCTTTAAAGGTGCTAGTAATGGACTAACCATTAGGAATTTAACTACAGGACAAGCCTTTAAATACAATGGAGCAACCAATCAGAATGATGTTATTACATTAGAACGATTAAGACACTTAAAAAATGGAGTAAGTATATTTTCTGATACGAATAGACAGCACATTATTATTGCTCCTGGTTGGAATGACTTCGAGATTGCTGGTGCTTATGGAAGTTATGAAATATCGTTTGATTTTCGATTTTACTATTATTAGAGAGGGGATGACATATGAAATCACTAGCTATAAAGTCGATTACTGGTGAAATGGAACCAGTTTATGATTATACTGTCACTCGAAATAATGGGTTATCTGGGGAGAAAACGATTAAGGTAACTTCCATACGTACTGAACAGAATGAATCGGCTTATCCATTAATTGTGAATGAAAACATCTTTGTGTATGAAGATGAAGAATATGTAATAAAGGACCATTCAGAGATTACTTATAACAAGCTTGTAGGAGTTCAAACAACTGCTATCCACATCTTTTTTGATGATTTGAAATGGAGAACCAGGCAATATGATACCATTTCCGGAACATTCGATATAACATACCTTTTGAATTTCGCTTTAAAGGGAAGTGGCTATACATTCACTGTGGACGCTTCGTTCATTGGAGTTAAAGTTGAGGTTCAAAATTTCGGCGATGATAATGGATTGGCGCTATTTCAACAAATATTAGAATTGTTTGCTGTGGAATATGATTATAGTGACAAACACATATTTGTGTCCAAAAGAATCGGTGAGGACTTAGATGTGCAATTTAGACATCGTTATAACATTAGCAGTCCGACGAAAGATATTAATACGAATGATTTTGCCACTTATATGAAAGGGTATGGTAAGTTAAAAGAAAATCATGAAGAATTAACTGGTGATGATAAATATATTGTTGTGGCGGAATACACAAGCCCATTGGCACAGATTTATGGTATAAGGATTGCTGAACCTGTGAGGGATGAACGCTACACTAATAAAGAAAATTTATTAGAAAGACTGGTGAATGATCTAACTGATAAAATAAGTGTTTCTTTAAAATTCAATGCTATTCAGCTTGCTGAAATGGACCTTTCGAACGTAAAAAAAGGCGATGCAGCATGGTGTATTATTGAGCCATTTGGCTTAAATATTCGGTTAAGAATTGTGGATGTAGAGGATTATGCGAATGGTAAATCACCAGTTTTTACATTTGGTGTTTTAAAAAATAAATCACCTGTAATTATTGCTAATTTTTCTTCCACAGCTAAAACAGTTGGAAAAGTAATAGACAATGGTTCAGGAACTATTAAACAACAAGCTTTAAATAATATTACTTTCGACTTGAGTAAATCATATGGTCGATTATCCCAAGATAAAGTATCCGTTGGTCCAAATACAGTTTTTGCAGAAGGTTATGATCCTACACAAATTGAAATACCAGAATATCCATTAGCTTCCTCCATACAAGATGGATTAATGAGCAGTAGTGCGTTCCAAAAAGTCGAACGAATTAATGTGGATTCTTCCGGAAATGTGGTTGTGGATTTAACTAAAATAGAACAGGAAATAGAACAATTACAGATTAATAAAGCTGATAAAACGGAAGCTACAGTAACAGAAAAAGGGTTAATGTCAGCTTTAGATAAAAAGAAACTAAATCAAATATTAATTGATGAAGGACAAGTCGCGAACTTGTCTAATTTAATGCAGAAAATCCAATCGATTGAAGAGTGGATACAACAGCAGGAAGGAGGAACAACTAATGTCTAAATTTCCTTATAAACCTTTTGATAGTAGCACCAAGTTTGGTGTTAATTTTGCTAAATGGATTAACAATTTTGCGGATTTAGTTGGTTTAGATTTAAAAGAGCAAAAAGCAAGAACGGATAATCTTATACGAAATACTCCACAACCTAGTGAATTAGTAGACCTTCGTGTGGATGAAGAAGGAGTGGAGCATCCTACAGCTAGAGATCGTATCATTTCAGATAGTGCTAAAGTCGCTGCTAACATTGGAGACTTATCACTGTTTAGAAATCATGAAAACAACATCATCTCAAAAATGAAAAATGAGTTTACCGAGCGTGGGGTCAATCCGAAATGGTTTGGGGCAAAAATGGATGGAGTAACGAATGACACGAAAGCATTCCAAAATATGATAACTGCAATTAAACTTCTTAACTTGGAAAATGTCAAAATAATTGGTGGGAATGTTACCTACCTAGCAACGTTAGATTTAAACAACCCAACAAAAGACAGTTTTGGTCGTCCTTATTTAATCCCAATCCATGATTATCACCATTTGCTTCTAGACTTGTCCGGCTTAACTATAAAAACAGACTACATTCCAGAGTTCCCAAACATATTCCATTTCGAGAATTGTTCCCATGTTGAAGTAAAAGGCGGTTACTTTGAAGCAATTATTCATAGCACTCCTTCTGCTGATGTTTCTATCTATTGCGGTTCTGCTGTTTATTTCTATAACTGTAGACATATTAAAGTAGATGGGTTAGAAACAATGGATATGCTTTATAACACTCAAATTCAATATTGTACGATTTATGAAGTTTATCGTACTCGATTTGACCACACCTTAACAAAGGTAAGCAAAAGAAGTAGAGGGTTAAGTAGTATTCTATGTTATGCCTCATCTATCGGAAAAGTAGGTCATAATCTTATATTTGGTGGTCTACGTGATGGCGACTTAAGTATTTTCGGTGCTGGTACTGATGATGTGGATGTATTTGGCAATCATTTGTATGCTTATGGTAGTAACCATGGGGTTGTGGAGGATATGACTTGTCAAGGTATTACTATAGACCAAGCACCTAATAACATACGTGTACACAATAATTTTGTACATGGATATTTTTACGGTATAGATTCTAAAGCAAACTCTAAAAATGTGGATATTTATGATAACGATGTTTCTAATTGTAAAATTGGAATTGCAGACCGAATAGGAGAATCGGCATCAGTAGGGTACCATACCTTTTTAACAAAGATTTATAATAACAGGATTGTCTTTGGAGATGATGCCTTAAAAGATCCTTACAAGCAAAAGGATATATTTGACTCTGTGGGTATATTAGCGACTAATAGGTACGGTGCTGATATTTATAACAACACCATTACTGTCCCTGTGGATAAGGCGTTAGCAGATATGTGTGTATCTGCTATATATACTTCACAAGTAAACAACACCAGCGATACGTACTATCAAGATTTAAACATCAAAGACAATAAAATCCACTTAGAAAATGGATTTGGTGCTATTACTTCTCATGCCGGCAATAACTCGGAAGCAATTACTGTGGACTATGCTAGACAAGCAGTTATAAAAGATAACTACATTAAATTAGTTATATTAGCAGCTATCACAACTTATCCTTTTTCTGTTTTACAAAACAGCGGTAATGTGGAATTAAGGGGTAATAAGATAGCTAACACAAAGTCTACTTCAACTATATTACTAAGAAAACCATCAAGCGTGGTTATTGAACGTTTAATCTGGAAGGGTAATGCATCAAACAATAACGTTAGTGACACAGTGGAAAATCCCATTACGCTAATTGACGGAGATTTTAATAGCTCTAAACAAACTTATTTAGTTTCTTTAGATTCTGTGGTGGATACTTGGACAACCTTATTCACGTTGAAAGCAAGATATGATGTAGCTGGGTGTATGTTGAATATTAAAAACGCAAATATCACAGCAGTTAATAAATACATCAATGCTAGTTATCAAATAGTGTTACCAGATAAAGATAATATTACAGCAACAGAAATATTTAATTTTGCATTAGGTTATCAATTGCAGTTTATAGCGAATGGAGATAGAACATATAGGGTTCAAATCAAGACATCTTCCAATACCTCCAAAGCTAAATTTATTATCGAATTTATGAAAACAACAGATTACACATATGTACTATAAACAGGGAGGAATAAAGATGAGAACTGCTAACATTACTTTCCAAATACCAAAAACAGTTATGGAAAATAAGCTTGCTGTTAAAGAAGAATTAAATAGTATTTGTGAATACAAAGATCAAAAATCCGTTTCTATTGATGTGTATTATAGAGATAGTAATGATAAAGTGATTGGCACTCAATCCTATGCAATAACTGGAGAGAAGTACGATCTATTAATGAGTGAATCCCCAGACTTTGCTGTTGGTAAGCTACAAAATGAATACAGAGAATCAGATATTTGGTACGTAATTGATTTAATTAGAAAAGAACAAGAAAGTATTTTAGAGGCTTCTCAATAAAAGGTAAGAGGAAACTATAGGAGGGCGAACAGTTTGAAAGTAATGTATACAGAATTACAAATGACAGAAGAAAAATGGGAAAAGTTGAAAAAATGGGAAAAGGAAACAGGCATAGATGCAGAAGAAAAAGTTCAAGAATTATTTGAAGAGTTTTTAAAACAATTATGAATATCTAAGAAGAATAAGGATACTATTGTGCGATAAATAAAAAGAAAGGATTATAAAAAAATGAAGACAAGTTTACGAAAATCATTTTATCGATTTATGATTAAATCCTTAGCTATGTTAATATCAATCAATAAATTTATCAGAATAATAATCGAATTTATTTTAAATAAATTGATGAAGCTAAAAGATTATTCTTCGAATTTGCAAAAATAAAATTTATTTATTGAATCATCTGTTATTATATGTATATATTTAACAATTTTAAAAGGAGATATAATAATGGATGATTTTTTCGGACTTGGAAAGCTAAGTGACAATAGTGTAGAAGTTTTTAAAGAGATATACCCTGACCTTGCACAACCAGCATTAAGAAAAGTAGGGATAGCTCTAGAAGCAACAATTGACTTTACAATCCTACCCTTCAAATATTTAGGAATGGTTAGTAAAAAGGCAGATTTAAAAATCAAAAAAAATCTGAATAACTATCAAAGTAAATTGGACAGTATAGATTCTTCTGAAATCGGATCAGTGCCACCAGAAATAGGTGTCCCAATATTAGAAGAATTAACGAGAATAACAAACGAAGAACTAACAGAAATGTATATAAATTTATTAGTTAATGCTTCCTCCGTAGAGAACTCACGGTATGCGCATCCAAGTTTTTTAAACGTTTTAAAGAATTTGAGTGCTGATGAAGCTAAAATTATACAATTCTTAATGGTTAATAGTGTTGAAAATATATTCCCTATTTATGTCAGATATCAAAAAGTAAGAAGAAGTAATGGAGCAATGATACCTTTAACTGATAATATCAATGATATTAATAGATTGATTGAACTAAGTTTTCCGGACAACAATAATTTTTATATAAACAATTTAATTAGTATGGGTATTATTGAAGCAAGAGATCTGTACTATAGATTCGACGAGGAAAGATATATAAAATTTGAAGAATCGATAAAAGAAATTAAAGAAGGTGCAGAGCAGATAATGCAAAAAATGCTGGAAGATGAACATAAAAAAGGTGACCTTGGAAATGCTTCTGAGCTAAATAGTATTTGGGGACATTTTAAAGTTACTGATTATGGAAATGAATTCTTTAAAGGAATCCAATTTGAAAATTAATTTAGTGAAAAAAGAGTCCTATTGAAGGGCTCTTTTTTATTACCTTCAAGGAGGTGAGTCCGTGAATATAGAGATAAAAGGGGGATGGGAAAATGACAGCAAGTGTGGAGGTATCAAATAAAGATATGGAAACAATCGTCCAAGATCATGAACAGAGGATATTAAAATTGGAACAGAGCTATTCAGACTTAAAAAGCCAACTGGTTTCTGTGGAAACTGGACAACTTAGAATTGAACGTACATTGCTTGATGAAGGAAGAGAGCAAAAGAAATTATTAGCTGAACAAAGGAAAGAGCAAAAGGAATTAATGGATCAATTAATAGCTCATACTTTAGGAATTAAACAAACAAATAGTAATAAGAAATGGGAATTAGCTCTTGCCATAGTTGGTGGTGGGGGCTTTCTTTATGCAGTGGTCGATTTAATTCTACAATATTGGAAGGGGTAGTTAGTGTGGATAAAGCAAGCGTTACTAGATTTGCATTATTAATTTTAGCCGTTATCAATTCAGTGTTAAACATGTTGGGATATCAAACTATTTCAGAGGACTTAGTAAATGACATTATCGCTGTTGCTTCTGGTATTTATATCTTGTATGCAGGCTGGAAAAATAACTATTTAAGTAAAAAGGGTTTGAAACAAAAAGAAGTACTTAAAGAAAATAATCTAACAAATGCGAAATAGGGTAGCCGAACGGCTGCCTTTTTTTATGAGGTGATAAGAGTGTTTAAGAAAATCAAATGGTTTTTTAGCAAAGTAGATCAAGTTGACCTAAACATCTTATTAGATGAAAAATATTAAGGAGAGTGGAATGAAATGAGTTTAAAAACATTACAAGACAAAGCTATTAAACGTATGGGTTCTGGAATGAAAGCAATTGTGGTAACAAAAGTATTGGAGATCATTGAAGAAGCGTACGATGAAGGAATTTACGTATTGATTACAGACGGATATCGTTCATATGCAGAACAAGATGAGTTATATAAAATTGGTCGTCGAGGTATCCCAGGAGAGAAAATCGTTACAAATGCTAAAGGTGGACAATCTAATCACAATAAAGGCATCGCAGTAGATTATTGCTTAACAAACAAAGAAGGTACAGCAGCATATTGGACTGTTAATGCTGATTGGAAACGAGTTGCTGCTATCGCTAAAAGCAAAGGATTCGCATGGGGAGGAGATTGGACTAGCTTCAAAGACAATCCTCATTTAGAGTATACTGGCGAGATTACAGTGACTCCAGATACAAAAGTAGATGCGGAGATAATTACTACTCCTTCCGTGTTAGAAAAAGGCGATAAAGGTACTGCTGTTAAAAAGTTGCAACAAAAACTAATCGATAAAGGCTTTAAACTACCTAAATTCGGGGCAGATGGCGATTACGGAGACGAGACAGTAAATGCAATCAAATCATTTCAGAAAGCTGTAAAAATCACTGTGGATGGTGTGTACGGTCCAGTCACTGCTAAAAAGTTAGACGAATATAAGAAGCCGTCCACATCGAATAAAGCGAATAGTGAAGCTATAGTGCTTTATCCAGGTCATTTAATCAAAGTCGGAAGTAAAGGTAAAGATGTTGAGCGTATTCAACGTGCAGTAGGGGTTACAGCTGATGGAATCTTTGGTAATGCTACTAAAAAAGCTGTACAAGCATATCAAAAACGACATGGATTAGACGTAGATGGCATTGTTGGTAAAAACACTTGGAATAAGATGTTTTAAGTCTACAGTTTGAAAATGTTTGCATAAAATAATGTGGATGGATATACAATAGTTGTACATCATGATTTATCTCACACAGCCCTGCTCTTAATTGAGTGGGGTATTTTTTTATGGACATTTCGTGAACTAACAGGAATATCTACCCAAAATAAAGAAACCTCCTATACAAGAAAGGAGGGAAGCAATGAAAGATTATGAACTATTGATTGAACTCCAAGAACTGTACGATTCCGCAGAAACTACCTCAGACCTTAAACTCCTAATCGATACCTTCTTAGATAATTTTCCACCAGATATGTTATAATCCAAGTCAAAAAGGACAAACGATAATATGAAACAGTCAGATATCAAATATTTAAAATGCCAAGCATTAGGGTGTGAATATCGTGGAGAACTATTGAAATTTATGCCATGGGGTAAAAATGACGATGAGTATGCAACATATTATTGTGAAAAACATTATTTTAGTCATCTCGCTAAAGACCAAGAATCCTTAAATAAGTTTCTAGAATATTATAAGGATCCGATGAAAAGAGAATGGTTACCACCTAAATCATTAGAGCTTTATAATAAATACTCAAATAAATAGCCCAACTCGTTTGAGAATGTTTTTTTTGTAGTAAATTGACAAGTTTTGTCGAATCTATAGACTGAATTTACTAATTGATTTATCATAGTTTCGAAATAAATACAGATAGAAAGATCATAATTAGGGGGAAACAATTAATGGAAGTCCTTGGTGGGATATTATTTTTTATAGGTTTTATTGGTTTTATAGTTTATTTAGTAAGAGGACTAATTTCTCTTGTTAAGAAAAATGGTACAGCTAAAAATAGATTTAAATACAGTTTAGTTTCGTTTGTAATTGCGATTATTGGTTCATTTATTATTGGGTCAAGCGGAGATACTACAGAAAAAGCTGAAACAGCTAATAGTAAAGTGACTGAAGAAACTCCAGAAGAAAAAGCAGCACGAGAAGCCGAAGAGAAGAAAAAAGAAGAAGAGGCAGCTAAGAAAGCAGCTGAGGAAAAAGCGAAAGCAGAAGCAGAAGCGAAAGCGAAAGCTGAACAAGAAGCTAAAGAAAAAGCAGAGGCAGAGGCTAAGGCTAAAAAAGAAGCTGAAGAGAAAAGAGCAAATGCAAAACCTATTGAATATGATCAACTAAAGAAAAATCCAGATAGACACGCTGGAGAATATGTAAAATATGAGGGTCAAATTGTTCAAATTATGGAAGGTGACAACCTAACACAGATCCGTTTAGCTGTTACAAAGGACTCGTATGGTTGGGATATTAATGACTTGATTTTTGTAGAATATGATGGATACACAGACTTTGTAGAAGATGATGTGGTTACTATCTATGGTGAAGTATACGGGGCATATAGCTATACATCTCAAGCAGGTTGGGAGATTACACTTCCAGCTGTTATGGCGGAGAAAATTGAATAATATAAGTTACCAACTCCCTAAAATATTAGGGAGTTTTTTTGTTTTTGACTTCATAAAGATCTTCAATTTTTTTATCTAATAAATTTGCTAACATAAAGAGTTCTGGAACAGAGGGATAACTTTTACCAGTACACCAATTAGATATTGTGTTTCTGGATTTATTAAAAACTTTTCTTATGTACTCTCTTTTATAAGGAGATTCATCAATCGCTTTTCCAATATTACTTTTAATTTCCATAACATCACCCACTATTAATATTCCACTTTTATGATGATTTCCCTTTCTTGATTTAATTTTGATAAATTGCACAATATTTTTTGGATAGACAGGCAATATTAATTTTCTAGTGCATATCAATAGACTATCAACCAGATAAAGGAGTGTTCCATCATGAAGAGTTTGTATGAAATTGTTCAAAGTAAAGAGTTAGAAATTGCCTATAGAGAAGCAGTCCTAAGGGGAGATGAAGAAACAGCGTTAAAAATCAGCGGTATATTATTTGAACGATTATTGAAAAAGGAGGGGATTATCTAATGTATGAAGTGATCCCCTTTAAATCGTTTATCGCTGGCAACATCTACCCTACTATGCCTGTCCACAGTTGGTTAGATGGTGGACTTACATTTTTCGTGTCCACTGGTGGCGTATTACTCGCTTTAGTAGTGCTAGAAAAGTGCGGAGTAGAAATCAATGAATCTCTCGTTCGTTTAGTAGTAGTATCAGGTGGCGTATTAGCTGGATTATGGGCCATCTTTAAGAATCCCTTATTCGGTAGTCTAGTAATCGGGTTCTGATGTGTCTATTGCGTTATCCATTTGGACATTAGTATTTTCATATGTTTTTACTTGAACAAATTAGTTCCGTAGGAGTGAAACGAAATGCTCGAATTACTCACATTTCCCCTCGCCATCCTTGCTGTCGCCATGCTACCGAGGGCTGCAGAAGCTGACCATAAGAAAATTGAGCGAATCATGAAGAACATTGGGTATGGAATCAGGGGTAAAGAAGGGGAATTAAAAATTCCAAAGTACAAGGGTAAGCAGTCAATTGTGGATGGAGAAGAATCAATCGGGACCACATACTTGTACAGTGTTCCCTTAGGACTTCCAGCGTCAAAAATGACTAAAGTCGAAAGTGAAATAAATATATTTTCAGATGGCTTAAATAAGCCTGTGGAAGTCGAGTATAAGAAATTTCTTAAGGTCCATGTATTTGATGAAGAGTTACCAGAGTTATTTCCTTATGCAGAATTGCCTTCTAAATATGATTGGAGTGTTCCGCTAGGTAAAAGTCTTAGAGGTATCATATGGCACAATTTTGACCATACACCACACATGACTGCAGCAGGAACAACTCGATTTGGTAAAACAGTATTTCTTCGTATGATGATGACGTATCTAATTGAACATCATCAAAATAACGTTGAATTTTATGTCATTGATTTAAAAGGTGGATTAGAATTTAGTCGATATGGAGTACTTCAGCAAGTAAAGGAAGTGGCTAGTGATATTTACGAAGCGGCAGAGTTATTACAAAAGCTACAAAGTATGTTTGCAGAGGATTTTAAATACTTTAAGCAAAATAACTATGCGAACATTGTTGATACAAAAATAAAAAGAAGAAGGTATGTCATTGTGGACGAAGCTGCCCAATTAGCACCAGAGAAGTTTCATAGTAAAGAAGAAAAAATATTATTGTCCTATTGCCAGGGAGTACTGAGTGAATTAGCACGTGTAGCAGGCGCACTGGGTTATAGATTAATTTACGCAACTCAATATCCTACAGCTGATACATTACCAAGACAAATAAAACAGAATGCAGATGCCAAGATATCATTTAGGCTTCCATCAGGATATGCTTCTAAGGTTGCTATAGATGACGAAGGAGCAGAAGAATTACCGAGTAATATCAAAGGTAGGGCTATATTCAAAACGCACGAATTAAGGGATGTGGGAACGATTAGAAAAATACCAAGAACCAAAAGTATTAGAGGTGAAACCAGATGACGTTGTCGAGTATCGAACGGAAGAAAATGAGACAAGAGAAGATCTTGTTAAGTTTGAATGAATTAAAGTTTGCTACTAGTGAGCATATAAGAGTCCTCCACAAATTAGGAAGCCTTAGAAACGCTCTTAAGGTACTTAATCAGATGAAAGAGTATTTAACTATTCGAAAGCATAACGGACGTAATGTGTACTATCTGAACAACTTAGGAAGGGAGATAATCGGAGCGGAAACAGAAATTAAATGGTCTTTAACTGTAGATCATCATTTATTAAGGAATGACATGTATTTATATTTTAAATGTCCACATGATTGGAAGGCAGAACAGAAAATAACTTTTAAATATAAAAACGGACTATCCTACAAAGAATCATCCATCATACCGGACGCTACCTTTACCCTCCACAACATATTTCATTTCCTAGAAGTAGATCGTACTCAATCCATGTCAGAAAACAAAAAGAAAATAAACCAATATAAACTACTTTCACCAGCCATTGAAGAACAGTTTAAACATAAGCCTATTCTTGTATTCTATACAACTACCGAAAGCCGTAAAGGCCTATTAGAAAAGCTGTGCAGTGATGTAGGTTTAGAAAACATAATCATATCCAAGGAGGACTTAAGATGATGGATAAACACACAAGAAGATATTTATATCAACGCTTTGATTATATGAATGAAGAAGCTAATGCATATGAAATTGGTGATCTAATTAATCAAGCAAATTCAGAGGATGATTATATTTATCTTAATTCTGCTGCTAATCAGGTGGAAGATGATTTCGCAAAAAGGATATTAAAAGAACAGTTATTTAAGAAAAAGATGGGGTGGTAA